ATGTCGATCATATATCGGACCCAGGCCCTGGCAGGAATGATCTGAAGCCATCGCTTATTGTCTCCAGCGTTTTTCCACTGCTCTCTGTCAGCAAGCTGAGACGGATCGCAGCCATGAATAGCCAAGACGCGCTTATGGTTTTCAGATAGGCGCGGAAGGTCATCATAGGTGAACTTCTTAAGCCATACGCCATTACGATCATAAAGATGGATGGCTCCGAACCGAACTCCTGATGACCATGATGAGCTATCAAAGGAGTAGGGCTTTGCCCATGCAATAGCATCGGCGTTACCGAAACCGAGCAGATGAACATTCCTGCCCCTCGTCTTCTGCATGACACCCTTGACGAAGTTGATTGCTTTTGGGGTTTGAACCAATCCACCGATGCCGACTAGGTCGGTCGTTTTGTAGTAATCATCGAACACAGACGGGTCTTCGCCGCGGGTGAACACAGGGACAGGCTTGAACCCTCGCTTTAGCATGAGCTCGTAGTTCCGCATTGAGCCATGCGGATCGCCGACGATATCGAGAGCGAAGTAGCGCCAGGGGGTTATCGGCAGGCTTTCAAGGAAACGGCAGTAGTCATCCAGGGCAATCGGCTTTCCAGCTTTCCAGGCCGTGAAAGCCCCAGAGTCAACGAATAGCCTGGTTTCTGACTCTCTGCGTTTAATTGCCGCAGCCACTTCCTTTGTGAAGTATGGATAGGCGACAAGTAGGTTTAGCTTCATCTCATCCAATGGTAACACCAGCAATGTTTAGGTCGTTTATGGCTTTTTTCAAAGCTCTCTGCACATCGTCCTTATCATCCTTGTGGCATTTGATCTTTATGGTTGCTTCATCAAGACCAGTCATCTCACTATCAAGGTCTTCCATCCTATCAAGATCAGCATTCCATTCCATATCAATTGCTTCAAAACCAATCTCTTCAATCTCAAAGCTTTCCTCGCGCAAAGCCTGTAATGTCTTACCTAAAATTTCCTCGTCCCATGTTGCCAACTCTGCTGTCCTGTTATCTGCCAATGCAAAGGCAGCAGCTTCAAAGCCCGATAGGTCAGTGCGTACAACAGAAAGCTTGCTCCAGCCAAGTTCTTTAGCAGCTTGCAGAGTACCATTTCCTGCTATAACTACGTTATTATGATTGATGACAATCGGCTTCTGCTGACCAAATTTAGCTAGGCTTCCTTTGATAGCTCGCAAGTTTTTCTCATTGTGAAGTCTGGCATTATTAGGATCAAAGACAAGCTCATCAATCTCAACCATCTCTAGTTTCATAGTTCCCTCTGACGTTTGGCTATTAGCTTAGGAGTAATTTAATGCCAACAAAAAGACCACCGAAAAAAGGCGCTCCAGTTGGGAGGCCATCAAAGTATAAACCGGAATACTGTGAGAAAGTCATCGAGGTTATGTCTCTTGGTTACTCCTTAGCATCGTTCTGCACACAGATAAAAGTGGGGCGGGATACCGTATTCCATTGGATGCAACAGTATCCAGAATTTGGCCTAGCTGTCAAAACTGCAAAGGAGGCATCACAAGCTTGGTGGGAAAGATTAGCAACAGTTGTTGCCACTGGACAGAATAAATCAATCGACGAGGCTACGGGAAAACCAAGGAGTTTATATAAGGATGCTCATCCAGGAATGATCATGTTTATGATGGGCCGACGCTTCCCAGACTACTATGCAAAGAAAGAAAATATCATTGAGTCTGAATCGAATAGCAGGAAAGAAGCTATCAAGCAAATGATGCCAGAGGAAAGAGTGGCATTCATTGCAAAATATCAAAGACTCATACAAGAGCTAGCCGAGATGGAAGATGGGAAGTAAGAGAAAAAAACTAGAGTTGGAAATCTATGAAGCCTTATTTGATGACCTCAAGGGATTGGCTAGAGATAATCTATTAGCCTTTGCTACCTATATAAATAAGCACTACTCGATCAACTGGCATCATCGAGTCATCTGTGAAAGGCTTTCACGACTGCCGTATGAAAAGCAAAAGCGAATCATGATATTCATGCCGCCTCAGACTGGTAAAAGTGAAATTGTTTCGAGAACGCTTCCAGCCTGGATGCTGGGCAGAAACCCTGATCTTCGCATTATCCTTGCATCATACTCAGCCGACCTAGCAATGGGCTTTTGTCGAGACGTTCAGAGGATACTTTGCTCGGATGCTTACGAGGATATTTTTCCTGGCACAAGCATATCGCATAAGAATGTAGTTAAAAGTGGCGGATATAAGAGAACAGCGAATCATTTTGAGGTCATTGACGCTAGAGGTTCAATGTTCAGTGTGGGCGTAGGCGGCTCAACGACTGGGAAGTCAGCCGATATATTCATCATTGACGATCCTTTCAAAGACCTGCAGCAAGCCTATTCCCAAACAACCAGGGCAAGGGTAATCGACTGGTATAACTCAGTCGCGCAAACACGACTCACATTAAACGGGCATATCATCCTCATGCACACTCGCTGGCATGAGGCAGACCTTGCTGGCTATCTATTGTCCGAGGCCCAAAGAGATCCAAAAGCAACTCAATGGGAAGTCATATCCATTCCTGCCATTGGTGTTGAACATAACCCATTCAAGCATCCAGCTGATAAAAGACGAGAAGGCGATCCGCTATGGCCTGAGTTCAAAGGCGATATTGAATACCTGGAAACTGTGCGCAAGTCAGTTGGTGAAAAGGTTTGGTCAGCTCTATACCAGCAATCACCGACGATTGAGGGCGGTAATATAATCAAGGAAGCTTGGCTCAAATACTACTCCAGTCTGCCTTTCGATATATCATCCAAACGAGCACATGACCTGATTCAAAGCTGGGATCTAACTTTCAAAGAGACTGGAAGCAGCTATGTTGTAGGGATTGTGATAGCCAAGCATGGAGCTGATTTCTACATCATAGACTGCTATCGCAAGAAAGCTGATATCGTTCAAACGATGGAAGCTATCAAGGCAATGACAGCGAAGTACCCAGATACCTCTATACTCATAGAGGACAAGGCAAATGGTCCGGCTGTTATCTCTATGTTAAAATCCCAGATATCAAGAGTCATACCCGTTCGACCGGAGTCTGGCAAAGATGAGCGTCTTCATGTTGTAGCGCCATTATTTGAAGCTGGAAATGTTCACTTTCCAAGCTTTGCGCCTTGGACTAAAGAGGTTATCCATGAACTGCAATCGTTTCCAAACGGAGCCAATGATGATATAGTTGACGCGATTAGCCAGGGGCTTCAACATTGGAATAAACTAACAGGGCTTAGACGCCTTCAAGCTATGGGGCAACTATGAGTTGGGTAGATCGACTGCTTTCGAGAAATAAAGAGAAAAAAAGTCCAAAACAAGTTGTCACATCTGATGGCTGGGCAAATGTTTTATCCGGTATTGGCACTAACCTGGATAAGCAATCATACGCGAGGCCCATGTGGGTGGGACTCGATAAGGCAAATGCTGAGGCAATCTTTGCAGCCGATGATATCGGTTCCAAAATTGCTTCGATAGTCCCTGATGATGGAACCAGAGAAGGGATTGACTGGATTATCCCAAGCGAAGATTCTGGAGATATCACCAAATACCTTGATGGTGAGTTTGATAGACTTCATGTCTGGAAGCAGATTGCTTGGGCTTGGACATTAGCCAGAGTGTATGGCGGCAGTCTTATTTACCTTTCTGTTTCAGATGGAAAGGATGCGTCAGAACCTCTTGATCTCAAGAGTATCGACAGGATAAACTCAATGGTAGTATTTGACCGTTGGCAGTTTCAAGTCGATCAAGCCGATTTAATCACTAATCTCGATGATCCCGATTTCGGGAAACCCGCCTATTATAATTTTCGCATTGGTACAGGCTCATGGACCGATGCCACCTTCCTGCGAATCCACTACTCCCGCGTTCTGCGGTTTGATGGTCAGAAACTGCCAACTCGTCTATACGCTCAGAATGGTTATTGGAATGATTCTATCTATGCAAAGCTTTATAAGTCCATCCGAAACTATTCGACTAGCTATGACTCTGTTGCCACCTTGATGACTGATTTCAATCAACCAGTTTTCAAAGTTGAGGGACTAGCTGAAGCTCTGGCTATGGACCAGGAACAGCTGGTCATGAAAAAAATTGAGACTGTTAACCTTTCGCGTTCGATTGCTCGAGCGGTTATCCTTGATAAACAGGATGAGTTTGACACAGTAGGGGCATCAGTTGCTGGCCTAGCCGAGCTTTTACGCATGACGACTGATCGCCTTGTATCAGGCTCAGGAATACCCCACACCCGCCTGCTCGGCGAATCACCCTCTGGTCTTGGGGCAACAGGTCGAAGTGAGCTGAATGATTACTACGATATGGTCAAAGCTGCTCAAGAGCAGAACCTGCGCGGGCCTCTGGATTATTTGCATCAGCTATTATTTTTGCAAAATGAAGCTCCAGAAAAGCCGGATGG